ATCAGACACCAGACATGCTCCACATCATCACCGCAGGCGGGACACGCCTCGCGTTCGCCAACTGTGTTGGCCGAATGTCCTTCTGCCTGTGCAAGTTTCAGCCCCATCACTTGCAACGCTTCGTTGCTATCGGCTAGTCGATCTCTGTCTATTGCGTGTTGCTCCTTGAGCAAGTCAATCATTGCGGCGTAGGACTGTTGCTGCGCTTCTAGTTCGGTGATGCGGTTAGCAGCAGCGGTGAAATCTGCGTGGTATCCAGAATCATCGGCGCGTTCCCGCAATCTCTGTATCAGTTCGCTCATTTCGGCCCCTTCATTTGCAGCGTTTTAGTCGCTTCGTGGTAGCAAACTCCACAATCCCATTGGCACTTGCCGTGGTTGTGCAACCTGCGCAACTGGCGAAATGTGGGGCCGCGATAGATGCAAACCCCGTTCTGCTCGGCGGTCATGCGCGCTTTGCCGGTCTTGTAGCGAGCAAGGAATTGTTCACGGCTCATATGCGAACCTCAAATTCCTGTGCGGGTTCCAGCCATTCCCAACCAGCAAGATTAATCGCAGCATCCGCCCGCACCATTACAATGGAGCCATCGTCTCTTGACCTTAGCGCCCGGAACTTCACCACCTGCGGTTCGCGCTGCTTGGCGAGAAATGCGGCGATGATCTTGTCAACAACCTCTGTGCCGTTTTTGCACCGAAAATCATCTTCGGAAAAATGTCCGCCATAGCAAGACAGCCACAGGTCGTATTTCTCGGATGCCGTCAGTTCCTTCGGTGGCCGGTCTGCGAGTTCCTGGCAGGCGAGGGCGACCAGAAGTCCGGTTGCCTCTGATATGCTGCTTTTCTGTACCCCAATTTCAACTCGCGCCCGCTCAACAATATCCGCGTACTCTTTCCGTAATTCCGTTTTCATTACTTCCCTCCCTGTTCCAAACACACAAGTTTTCCCCTCAACATCACCGACTCCATACACTTCCGCTTTCCCTGATCCGCTGCCATCAGCCTGACCAGCTTTGTGCCTTCGATAATCTGCTCCCGCACCCTCATTTCCTCGGCCAGCCCCGGTAGGATGAAGATGTGCCAACACGCAAATGCTGCGGGAAGTGCTGCAATGACCCCCGCGATGAAGCTATACCCCGCCAGCAGGAAAGGGTGACGGGATGCAAAGAGTTCGATCACAACCCCTCCCGATATTCCTGTTTGATACCGTTAGCAATCAGATACCCGTCGAAAAGCACATAAAGGTCGGTCTTGATTGCTTCGGTTTGCGGTATGCCTAATTCTTCAACCGCGATCTCGATTAACTCTGACCGAATAATTGCTATTTCCCGCTTTGCTCGGCGGTGATCTGCAAGAAGATCAGAAATTCGCGCAAGGTCGCTCATTCGTAACTCCTGTCCTCTGCGTGTTCTGTTTCCAGCATTTCGTAACCAATACCGCGCTTGTCCAACTCTGCCCGGAGTTTCGGTAGCGCGCGTTTGTAAATCTGGTAAACGTGTGTGGTTCCGAGCCCCAAGCGTTCGCCTATTTCAGAGAAGGACATTTGTGGTTCGTAAGTCATTCCCCGTCCTCGATCTGTTGTTCGCTATAACACTGGATACAAATCAGTCCGGGCCAATCCAGAGCCATTTGCGTAACCGCTTCGTTGGCTGCGTCTTTCCCCTCTACCCACTTTTCATCTAGCAGGCGTCCGGTAGGGCCGTTACAGGTGACTAGGTAGCGCATGGTCATTTTTTGATAATCTCTTTTCGCTTATCAGGACAGGCTTTCGCGTGAATCTGGAGCAGCTTCAACCCGTCCGAGAAACTGGGTTCATTCGTCTTTCTCTGCCGGAACTGGCACAGCCAATCTTCGTGCTTCCCGAGTTGCCGCGATACGTCGCACAGCACTACGCGGCCTCGCAGGTTGTCGATTAGCTTGTACCAGTCCACTCTCATGCGGCTTTCAGCGAGAGTTCGCTTTCCATCACATTCAGTTCCAGCAAAAACGACTTAACTTCGTCGGTCAACTTCTTGCAGTAGTCGGCGTCAAACGCTTCCCGCACTACGAACAGTTGCAAGTGTTCCGGCAGGCGCGGATCGTAGGAAATGAAGTCACACCATTCGCGCTGGCACACCATCATCAATCCCTGCATCTGTGCCTTGTGCTTGGGCGGGGTTTTCTTTCCGCGTATCCACTCGATATGCGTAGCGGTCAAGGGACATTTGATTTCCACCATGCCCTTGTCGCCAATCAGCCCGTCCGGCGATCCGCCAAAACCGTGAATAGTAGGGTGTAGGATAAATCCGGCCTCATGTACCGTTTCGCCTGTGCTGACCTCGTAGGCCATACGCGCTGCGGGTTCGGTTTCCGTTCCCCATTGCATCGCGCCATTGGTATAGGCTTCCTCGCGGCGTCCGGTCAGGCGTTCGCAAACAAGCTGCGCCATGTAGTTAGCGCGACTGGTGGAATAGCCGGTCTTGGTGGTTGCCATCAGGTCGGCCAAGCGGGAGCAGGTGACTTTCCCGAGTCGTTGGGCAAACCAGGCATCGGTGCCTTGTACGATTTCCATCATGCGGCCTTTTTCACTTCCTGCGCGACCAGTTTGAAGTCGGCGTGGCGCTTCTGTCCGATTGCCGCCCTGTCTTGCGGGGTCAGGGATTTCCAGAACGGCTCATAGACCTCCAACCCGCCTTTTGCGGCGCCGTTTGCTGCTTCCAGCAGTTCCGGCGATGCCTCTGGAGGTTGCGGCGGCTCCGGCACTTCTTCCTGCTTGCCCTCGTCAGGCGGCAAATCTTCACCGGCATACAGATACAGACCCAAACCGTGCAGGGCAATTGCTTTGACCAAACAACGCTGCATCGACGTATTAATGTCAAAGGCGTTCGGGTTGGTAATGGGCTTGTTGCTGTGGTTAATCACCGGCAACTGCATGGTTCGCGCCACGCCGAAAGCTGTCACCGTGCAAAAGACCATCATGGTTCCATCGGGGAACGTCACCGGCTCCCGATACTCCCAATTCGCCGTAGGGTCGGCCCGCATCAGGGTGTCCACCGCCCACGCCCAAGACAGGTAAGAAAACTTCTGTTTCTTCTCCACCTTGTCGTTGACGTTGATCTTCGCCAATTCCACATAGTTGCTCATCTTGGTTCTCCAAAATCCAGTTAATCTGCTTGTTCAACTCATCCAGATATTCGTCGCTCAACTCATACAACGCGACGGTCTGATACCACTGCTGGCTCATCTAGCGCCTCCTTATATTCCGGTTCGGTCGGCTGGCAATACTTAGCGCACATTGCCTCAACGTATGCGTCAAATGCGCCGGTTTCGTCGTCGGGCTTCATGCGTATTTCCTCTCAAGCCGTTCGTCCATCCGGCAATCGCGTTCCCAATCGGCGCGGTTCTCGGCCATTTCAACGCGCAACTTATAGGCCATGCTTTCCTCGTTGAGATTGATGTATTCCGTCGCAGCGTTGTCGCGGATAAACTCGATTTGCTCAAGCAACGCGAGAAATTTGGGATTGATGTGGTCAACGATCCCCGCTGGTGCGGTTGGCTTAAACAGTCCGGTATCGGCAAGCTGCATGGCAATTAGCGTGACCTCGTTGACTTCGTTTTCCAGCCACGGCATCAGCACGGCGGGAGACTCGCTGATTTCGTCGCTAAGACGGTCGCGGATCATTTGGTCAAGGTTCATTCTGTTACCTCGCGCATGAGGAGTGGGCGACCGGGAGTTTCTGCATAAATAGCCATCAACTCATCTTTGCTGTCTTGGGTTGTGCCGAGAAATCCGTCTGGATATTTCCATCGCCAGTATTCAACCGGCTTCGGCGCAACACGGTATTCAAATCGGCCAAAGTCCCACAGCGGGTAGTGCAAATCTGACCATTCGTTATCAACCCGCTCATCGTCGCGGCGCATTTGGATGGTTTCACCCCGCGAATAAGCAAGTAAGACTTCTGCATACTCAGCAGCTTCTTTTTGCGATTGGCTCACAGCATCACCTCCACGAAAATTAGCGCCAGCACCGCCAGCGCGGCTAACAGTTGGTCTTGGGCGTCTTTGCTCATGCTCAATTACCTTCTTCTTCGCTCATCAGCGCGCCCAATTCCAGCAGCATGATTCGGGCGGTGTAGCTTTCTGGCGTCAGTATTGGTAGCCAAAAGGTGCCGAAATAAAATTTCGTCTGCCTTCCCCTGCCGTTATTAAGCAGCCACTTCTTGTGCGGGCCACTAGAAAAGTAGTCGGCCCGCGTTTCCGAAGCCGCGTTACTAATCGCACCACAGACACCGGCACAGGCTCGCGTTCGATTCCAAAAATCTTTCTTATCAACCGCGAGATATTTCATCGAGTCCCGAAAAATCTGAGAACGTTTTCTCATGCGATCACCCAAAAAATAAACACCCAAGGCCCGCAATACATAAGAAACGCAAGCGGCAGGGAAAATTTGCGTCGTTCCATTTGCGGCCCCTCAAATTTTTGCCGTGAGGCCGTCACGGCGCGGTACAGCAAGTAGAACTGTTAGCTATTCACCTCTACTGCCGCCTATCTCTGGGCTATGCCGCTGGATCAGGTCAGTGGCCGATGTTCTGGATTCGCCCGAGGGCCGCACTGTCCGGCGTTTGCTGCGTAGCCACCGAAGCGGCATGAGTGACAGATTACAAGTTCACTTGTCAGTTGTCAACGGGTATCTGCAAATATATTTTAGCAACGGGTGTT